GGTCATACCAATCGCCGCGCGATTCAAATGCGGTCTTGGAGATGACGGTTCCGACCTCAACATGTTTGCCTTCAATGCGGATAGCACGAAGCACTTTGAGGTTTTTCTTTTCGTTTGCCATTAGTCACCTGTCAGGTTTGAGGGGATGGGTGGAGCGGGACCGAAGCCCCGCTCCGAGGAAGATTACACGCCGTCGTTGCCGAGGACGAAGGAACCGACGCGGCGGACGCCGAAGTCAACCGACTGGATGGCGCGCAGGCGCAGACCACCCGACAGGAACTTGGCTTCGGTCGAACGGTCGAGTTCGAGGGTGCCCCAAGTTGCCATGATCATGTCGGAGAACACACCGGCGAACAAGTCGCCAGAAGTGATCTGGTTGGTTTCTTCGAAACGGTTGCCGGTGGTCAGACGACCCTCAGCTTCCATCAGGAAGCGGCCCGAACCAGCATCGACCAGCGCCTTCATCAGACCACCGGCCATTTCGCTGTTACCCACGAAGACGGGCGCAGCGGTCTGGTTGGTGGCGGAGATTGCAGTCCGCATGTCGATGATTTCGCTGCGGGTCGGGATGGCCGCAGCGAAGGTCTTGGAACCAATGCCAGCGGTGTTCTTGAGGCCGGTCGGCTGACCCGAAGTGCCCGAGCCGTAGAAACCGGCGGTGTCGATAGCCTGAGCCATACCGTCGAGAATCTGACCGCGAACATAGGCTTCGATGTCAATCGTGGACTGCAACAGCATCCGACGGGTCATGTCGGTGTAAACCGCCAAGTCCTTGATCGACAGCGAGATTTTGCGGAACGACGGATTGGATTCCGCAGCGTTCGCATCTTCCGAGCCGAGCCATGCAGCGGTCACGTTGGCGTTGCCGCCGGGGATGTCCACATTGCCTTCCAGACCGGTCAGCAAGGTCGCACCCAGTTGGCCCAGCACAAGACGATTGCGCAGGTTGTAGATGAACTGGTTGGCCAGATGTGCGGTGTCCTGCACGTTGGCGTTACCAGCGGTGCCAAGAGCGGCACGAACGCGCGGATCGGTCGAGCGCACGCCATCAACTTCAAACTCACCCCACGAACGCATCAGTTCGGCGGGCAGCTTGAAGGTGCCGACGCGGGCTGCGCCAGCGGCATCCACGGCCTTCATTTCAAACTCGGCTTCGCGCACTTGCTGTGCGGTGGCGTCGTTCGAGGTTGCCAAGAGGAATTTGCGCAGCGAGAAACGCTGAGTTTCCTTGGCGGTCAGGCCAATGTCTTCGTTCACCAGCGGCGTGCCTTCCGGCAGCTTGGCGCGAACGATGCCCTTGAACAGAGCAAGCGACGGCTCCTCACCACGGCTCACGGAGCCACGGATGAAGTCGCGGGCGACATCACCGAGGTTGTGGGTCGTAGCAAGTGCAGTGATTTCGTTGATCGCGGTTTCCATAGCGGCACCACGTTCTTCGTCGGTGCGAACACCCGGCATCGCCCCGTTGGAGGGCGTCCCTTGTTTGATCGGGTCCATCTGGCCCTCCTTTGCTGTTGCAGAACGACCCATACCGACGGTTTCATCGGCTGGAATCGAGACGAACGACGCTTCCTTCGGCGTCCACTTGATGACACGGTAAGACTCCGTGTCAACATCACGCTCAACCTTGTGGACATCATATCCCACAGAGACATTGCGGATAATTCCCTCATCAACGTCGCGTTTGATTTCCTGCGCGCTTTCGCGGTTCGAAAACTTCACGCTGACATAGAGGCGACGTTCTTCCAACCAAGCGTCAGTGATGACGCCCAGTTGTTTTTCAAGACCGTCGTATCGGTTATGGCTGTCCAAAAGCGGTGCGTTGCCGCTCTTGAGAAAAGCCAAGTCCACAGCCGCAGGCGTGTGAACAAGGATTTCGTCGCCGTCATACCGACGATAGGGCGTTTCGGACGAAAGCGGGAACGTGTAAGTCCCGTCTTCATTTGCCCGAACGCGGTCGGTCAGCGAGTTACTCCGGTTGGTCAACATCTTCATCAGCCCCTTGTGCCGTTACCACGCTTTTACCATCAGTATAGTCAAGCGTCAAACCCCGCAGTTCAGCGGCCTGCTGATCTTCGTAAATCTCATCCAGCAATTCGTCGCGGTCCATACCACGCGCGGCTGCAATTCGAGATAGAGAAGTCTGGTTGGTGCGCAGTGCTTCGGTGTTTGCTTTAACGTCCTTGGACGGATCAAGCCATTCCCACCCACGCGGGCGGAAAACATAGCTGGTAAGCAAGATGTCGATGCGGGTAGGCGGCACGGTGCTGTCATCTTGCAAGGCGTGCCGTGGAAGCCACAGGTCGAAGATTTTGACCATGCCGTGTTCGATAAAGAACTTTTGCATGGTCCGGTAATAGTCGCGGTCTTCGATCAGGACCGAACGACCTGTCGAATAGCTGACGCCCTGCGTTTCCATCCCGTGCGAGAACGCTGAGATGCCAAACGACATGGCAAGGTCTTTCTTGATCTGACCTTCGAATTGCGCGTAATCGGTCGTCGCACCAGAGGGTGAGAACTCCTCAAACTTCATTCCGTCCGGCAGTTGCTTGAGGCGACCCGGCTCCATGTCCATTTCGAACACTTCGTCTTCTTTGTCTTCCCGATCAGCAAGTTCGCTCAAACCTTCGATCTTGGGCAATTCGCGCGTGAAGAAACCCATCAGAGCGGCGCGCAGGCGGCGACCCATGGTTTCAGCTTCACGATACCCGTCCAGCATCTTGACAGGGTGAATCGCAGCCGATGACGGCGGCTCACCACGGGTCTGACCGGGCCGGTCTTTCTCATAAATGTGGATGATCTGCTTGGCAGGCACGCGGCGATAACGACGGCGGCTGTCGTCAGCATACCAGACCAAATCGCCGGGGTGCGATGTGAGCAAGTGATAAGCCACGGGGCGGCCAAACTTGTCCATCTCCACACCCATGCGGATGCTGTTGCCGGTGGCCGGATGCACGCGGTTCAGTGTCTCATCAAGCTGATCGCACTCAATTGGGTTGATCGCCATGCCGTCGCGGTATTCGGACGAATACACGATTTCCCAGATGATTTCCCCGTCGCGGCACCAAGTCGCTACGGCTTGCTTCAACAGGTCCACCATGGTCATCTGGCCGCACACCGTCGGAGACTTGCACCACATGGACCAAGCCGCTTCGACGCGCTTGTTCAGTGACACGTCCAGTTTGCCGTCCAGCATCTTCACGCGCGACTGCAACCGGAAGCCCTCGGCCCCGACGACGTTGACTTTCATCAACTGGATGTAACGCTTCATTGACCCGCTGTTGCGCGCAAGGAAACGTGCCTTGGCCCGGACTTCGGGTAGGTTGTTCGCCAGTTCATAGTCGGCGCTGCCGCGACTGCTGATCATGTCACCGTAACGGGCGATGTTCTGAGCGGCCATGTAGCTGCGCCGCTTGCCCGAAGATACAGGCGCGGGCGTGGGTTTCTTGCTCCGAGATAGGAAGCCAAACATCAGATCCACCTCACGCGAACGGTGTTATTTTTGGGTCTTCCACCAGCCGAAGACGAACCGCCGGTGCGGGCAATCTCGGCACGGTAATAGTCGCGCCACTGGATCAAGTCCGTGACGGGCATCTTGCTGATGGAACGGTTCTTGATCGTGTAATTGTCGATGTCGTCATCGGCGCGGCCAGACAAAAGCGATTCGATTTTGGCCAGCATGACTTCGGCATGAGTGCGCCGGTCAGCGGTCGAAACGAAAACCCGCATCACACCAGTCTCGGTCAGCGCCTTTTCACTGTCGCTGATTCGAGTAACGATGATGTCCCAGCGATAGTCGCCCTCGCGCCACGCACCGGTCACAGCCGATAGAGCAACAAATTTCCACACAGCGCCGCCGTCAGTGGTCGTGCCATTGACGATCAACGGAGTGCCGCCGGTTGCCGGGATCAGCCGATAGGCGACCGAATACAACGTGCTGTCCAAATCCAGTTCGCGCTGCCAAGCAACATATGACCCGGCAACGATGGATTCCGGTTCAGTGGTCGGCACAGTGCCAGTGTCAAACGGATCAGCCATTCTTCCACCTGTTTGCCCACGACGATTGGGGACGACCGGGTTTAACCGCCTTTGCGGGTTTCTCTGCTTCCTGAGTAACAGGTTTTGCTGCGCGGCGCAACGCTTCCCGCCGTTGAGCGTTCAAGTCCACTTGCAACATCTCCAACGCTGCCGTGTTATAGACGCGCAAGTCAAACGGTTCGTTCCGTGGCCGGATCTTTACCCACTCATTCTTGGCAAAGCCCTTGAAGTATGTGGTTTTCAATTCTTCGGCGGTCAGACCTCGGAAATAATCGTCGTCGTAGTGCGCCGGGAAACGATTATAGCCCGCAGCATCCGGGTCGGAAATCTTGAGCCGCGCGACTACCACTTCCTTGATCGTATCGACGCCAAGCGGCAAAACTCGCGCGTTGCCGATGGTGTTTTTGAGCGGGCGACCGACCATCGGTTTGCCTGCACCTGACACACCCTTGATCGCAACGCAGCGGGACACAAGCTGCGTGAACTTATAGACGCTAGACGTGTAATGGCCGCCAGAGTCGATTGCGATGGACCTCGGTGCTATCTCGCCAAACAGCGGATGAACGAAAGTCTCACCCAGCAAGTCTCTGAGGTCTTGCCAGAACTCGGGCGTGGACGGATCACCGTAAACCTTATGATAGCCGAGCGACCAAGTTTGATGATCGTCGCCCCAGCCGACAAATTCGACTTCGGCCCGGTCATCTTGGATGTCCACAGCGCCGGTGATCAGCGTAATTTCCTCGGGGATGTTGTCGCGCGTGTCGTAATCTTCGCGGTGACCCATCAGTTCGGACCATTCCAAGCGACGACCCTTTTCTTCCCACGTCTCGCCGAGGAACGTATTGACCCACGTCTTCAACAGTTGCGGGTTGTCCTTGGAATCGAGGAAGTCACGCACGCCGTCGGCCAGCGGAGCAAAGGGGCTGTAAAGCTGCGACAGGTGATAACCCACGTTGCCGTTAAACGGTTTCTCGGCCCGCCACTCACCGCTGCGGACTGCTTTGCGCCGGTCCTGATCGTCCCAGACGCAGCCATTGTGTTCGCAGACATAATGCGCCGTGTCAGGCAATCCTTCTTGCCAATGGACCTGTGCCCACACCAGCTTTTGCATCTCACCGCAATGCGGACAGGGGCACCAGCGGTAACGCTGATCGGAGCGCAGGAACTCGGGTTCGATGCGGCTGGTTGACTTGTTGCCCGGCGTCGAGACGAAGATAATAACCCGGTTCCAAAACGTCGTTGTCCGCTTGACGGCGAGGTTGATCGGGTCGCCCTCGGTGCCCGCAGACGATTCGAAACGGTCAACTTCGTCGGCCACCACAACGCGGATGGGGCGCGATGCAAGGCCAGCCGGAGCGTTTGAACCGACCATGGCAATGTGGCCGCCCGGAAACGTCTTGGATGCCAGCGTGTTGCCGCTGTCGCGCGTGCGCGCGTCACGCACAATCCCGCGCAGGACCGGCGTGTCGCGAATCATAGGCGCAAGCCTTTCCTTCGAAAACATCTTCATGCTGTCGAGGGTCGGCGAGACATGCAGGATCGGACACGGGTCTTGGTGGATGAAATAGCCGATGACGTTTTCGATGATCGTAGATTTGCCGACCTGTGCCGATGTCATGAGCGTGATGCGGCGCACGCCGGGCTTGCCGACCATATCCATCGGCTCACGCATGTATTCCACCATCTCGGTGCGGAAGCGACCCGGCGATGCGGACGATTCAGCCGAAAGACGACGATACCGGTCGGACCACTGCGAGACTGTAATGTCAGGTGGCGGCCTGAACGCAGGCATAACGTCGGACATGATGTCCGTGACAGAAGCGAATTTGAAATTGAGCATATTCACCCCTCAACTCTGTCAATCGGGTCCAGCGCCCTCATGACCAGACCATCTTGCTTGTGGAACGTGATAGATTGCAATGCGCGCCGACCACCATAGCCCATGGACGCGGCATAAGCATCTGGCGGGCAGAAGGCACGCAGCGATTCATATCGAAGCGGCCCGAGATCCTTGGAATGATCGTGGTGAACGTGGCCGGTCAGATAGTGCCTGTGGCGCGTCTGTGACCAGAACGGGCAGACATCAGACAGATAAAGCGCCATCTGCTGCGGCTTGCCCTTGTCACCATGGTGGGCAAATATCGCGCACTTCCCCCACTGCATCATGAAAAGATCGCGCGGGTCTTTCTCAATCATGACACGCGGTTCGTTCCGATAGCGTTCAGCCAGAGCAAAATTCAGTGTCAGGCTTGAGTGCGGATCATGGTTGCCGCGCAGCACGCGGACATGCAGTTTGGCATGTTTTGCCAGCAAACGTGCCACTGTTTCAGCAATGATGCCAATGCCAACGTCAAGCACCTTCCAGAAACGCCCGTCAACGTCGAGTTTGTGGCGATTGGCTGGCGTCTCGGCCCGCGTGTCGTCACTGTGGAAATAGTCCCCGCCGATCAACAAAACCGCTTGTTCTGCTGCGGGCGTCATGGCCACAACCTTAGCAAATGCGTGCCGCATGTCTTGCGCAGCATGGTCCAGATCGTAATCTTGCGAACCGGTCTCGCGTCCCCAAGCCAACATTCCGACGTGCGCGTCCATGAGCGGATAAACGGCGCACAGGTCAACCATCACATTGTCTGGCGGCAATACAGGATCGGCTGCATCCAACCCTTCCAGAGCGGCCCGGATGCGTTCTGCCACCGCTTCCGGCGGTTCAGCTTCGGGCTTGAGCATCAGCGAATAGCCGATTTCCCCATCCTTTGGTGGAATCTTGGCCCAAGCCAACGCGGGAACCATGTTTGTTCCGACCGCGCGCATCCCGCTTTGAATCGCCGGGTCAATTATATGTGCTTGACGCACGTCTGCTGTAAACCCGGCACGCTCAAGAAGGCGTGCGAACTGGCGTCTGCTGATACCGTATTCGCGGGCGGCTTCACTTATGTTGCCGGTGCGCTTAAACGCCTCTACGGCTTCTTCTTGCTTAGGTGTCATTGACGCACCCCGCGTCGAGAAGCTGGATTAGATATGCCCCCGAAACCAGCGAAAGCGGCCCGCCATCGTCAACCAAAGCCGCCGCATGTTCTGTGCGCGCCGCTTTGGTCCCGGCGCAAATCGCATCAGTGCTTGCCGCGCTCACGCAGCCACTCACGGGCAGCGTCAGCATCAGACATGCGACCAACTTGGTCCAGTCTTTCTCGCGTTTCGACATAATCCTCAAGCCCTTCCACTTTGGCGTCAGCCTGAGCCGACTTTCTGCCGCCAAACCACGTTGCTGCGAAAGCGGCGATGACAAAGCCGATACCCAGTGCCCAGAGTTTAAGG